GCGGCGGGGCTTGTATTTTAACGCAACCGCCAGGACGGTCCAGGGCATGGTCGGCGCGAGCTTTCGCCGGCCGCCGGTCGTCGAGGCGGGTGCTGCCGAGCCGCTCCTCTCGGATATAACCCTGACGGATTTCCCGTTTGAGTCGCTCGCCAAGGCGACGATGCGTGAGATCCTCGCCGTGGGTCGCTATGGACTCCTCTGCGATTACTCCGACGAGGAGGGGCGACCGTATCTCGTCCCGTACTTAGCCGAGAACATCATCAACTGGCGCGTCGAGCGGCTCGGGGGTCGCTCGGTGATTACGATGATCGTCCTCGCCGAGTCGAGCCATCTCACCGATGCGAGCGATCCGTACGTATGGGACGATCAGTACCGCATCCGAGTCCTCTCGTTAGAGGAGGGCGTTTATACAGTGCGCGTATACGTCAAAGCCAAGGAGGCGACCGGCGGGCCGCATGAGCGGTATATCCTCGTCGAGGAGATCGTGCCGACCGTCGCGGGGTCGTCGCTGGAGTATATCCCGTTTATCTGCATCAACGCCAACACCGTTGGGATGGAAACCGACCGGCCGCCCTTGCTCGATCTGGTCGATGTCAACCTCCACCACTGGCGACTCTCGTGCGATTACAACCACGGTCTGCATTATACGGGCTTGCCGACGCCCGTCGCCGCGGGCTTTCCCAAGTCGAACGAGGGGTATCGCATCGGTCCCGGCGCGGCGTGGTGGTCTGAGTCTGCCGACGCCAAGGCGAGCTTTTTGGAGTTCAAAGGCGAGGGACTCGGCGCGATGCGGGACGCCCTCGCCGAGGATGAGGCGAAGATGGCGGCATTGGGTGGTCGCTTGCTGGAGAAACCCAAACACGCGGCAGAGGCGGCGGCGGCGATACGGCTTCGCATGGCGGGCGATCAAGCGACCCTCGCGAGTATCACCGAGGCGATTGACCGCGGCTTGACGCAAGCTCTGGGATTGCTCAACGCCTGGATGGGCGTGGCACCCGAGGGCGTCGAGGTCATCCTCAACAAAGATTTCTTCGCCGAGATGATGTCGGCCGACGAGGCGATTAAGTTGATGCAGATCACGCAGCAGGGCTATATGTCGGTTGAGAATCTGATGTTCCTGTACGACCGCGGCGAGTTGCTTCGCCCCGGCGTCGAGCCGCAAGAGGAACGCGAGTTGATCGAATTGCAGCAGTCTATCCAGAGCGTCATGCAAGCCGAGGGATAAAGAGCATGGCAACGATCAAAAAGCGCAGTCGCTTAAAGGCGACCACCTTCGCGATCAAGCCGACGAAGGGCAGTCCTGGCAAATACCCGATGCCCGACTTGAGTCATGCGCGGAACGCACTGGCGCGAGTCTCTCAGTATGGGACGGCGAAGGAGAAGCGGTCGGTCGCCCGAGCGGTCAAGCGGAAATATCCCGCCCTCGCCAAACGATCGACGAAGGTCAAGCGCTGGCTCAAATAGATGTATCGCCGAATACGGATGACCCCGAAGGAGTTTAAGGCGTTCCAACAATATGCCGACGATCAACGAGCGTGTCGATCAAGCTATGACGAAGCACGACCTCGATCTCTTGCGGTACCAGAACGGGCAGATCAAAGATGCCTTGACGACGATCTCCAACTTGCAAGTCGAGATCATCGCCGAGATCAAGCGGGCCGAGCCAAAGAGCAAGCGCGACCTTGAGTTATTGCTCGACACGGTGGACGGGGCTATTGACCGCACCTATGCCGCGATGGCAATGGAATCAATCGAAGCCCTGGCCGAGTTTGCCGTCGTCGAGTCGCAAGCGGTCAGCACCATCTCGGCGCGGGTCTTTCGCGCACCGATCGCGCCGAAGATACTGCCGAAAAGCGTTGCTCTGGAGATCGTCGAGACGGCATTGGCACCCAACGATCGCCTCGGCACGACCATTCGCGAGCGATGGGACCGGCAACGTATGGGCTTGAAGGGCAACGTCAAAGACGGCCTTAATTATGCGATTGAAAACAACCAGACGCTCGACGATATGCTTCGCATCATTCGCGGCAATCGTGCTATGCAGTTCCGCGATGGCGTGGTTTTTAAAAGCAAGGCGGGTGCGGAGACACTTATCCGTACCGCAACCGATACTGTGACCAATGCAGCGCGACTCGCGACATATAAGCGCAATAGCGATACCATCTCGGGCATCCAAGCGAACGCCGTCCTCGACAGTCGCACGACGGTCCTCTGCCGCACTCGCAACGGGTATGCTTGGCATCTGGAGACGGGGCGACCTTTCCGCGGCACTCCGATCTCGTTTCCTGGCCCGCCGCCCTGGCACTTTAATTGCCGCACGACCCTGTCGCCGATCTTTAAATCGCTGGAGGCATTGCAGTCGGTTCTCGATCCCGAGCTTAACGAGGAGATCGTCAAGCGGGGCGAGACGTTCCCCATCGATGGCAAGCCCGCCGCGATGCCCTCGTTCCAAAAGACCTTTGACGCGATGGGCGAGCAAGAGCGACGGCGCATCCTGGGACCGGGGCGATTGAGATTATATGACGAGGGCAAGATCACCCTCAAGGATCTGCTCGACCAGCAAGGTCGGGCGTTAACGCTTAAGGAATTGAGGGCAAAGTATGGCACTTAAGACGCGAGTGACCGCCGAAGAACTCGACGAGATGCCCGAGGCATTGCGCGAGTTTTACGTCGAAAGCGATGAGTCGGGATCGTTTGATCTCTCGACCGATGGCAATCAGAAGCTCAACGAGTTTCGGGCGAACAACCGCGCCCTCTATAGGGAGGTTGAGGAGTTGAAGAAAGCCCAGGCCGAGCAAGATGCGGCGTTGAAAGCGGCGCAAGGCGAGGTGCAGCACCACGCCGAGAAGGAATTGCTTTCCGAGGGCAAGATCGACGAGTTGCTCGCGCAACGCACCGAGGCAATGCGCGACTCGCATGATGAGAAGGTCGGCGACATCGAGGGCAAGCTCGCCGAAGCGGAGCGAACGCTCGACATCCACATCGTCGAGAACCAGATCCGCGATGCGGCGACAAAGGCGCAAGCGAGGAACGACCGCGCCGTGGATCATATCATTCGCGCCGTGCGCCCTCAAGTGCGGCGTGAGGGCACCAATGCCGTGCGTATTGATAGCAAGGGCAACACGGTTATGGCCGAGGACGGGACGACCCCGCAGGGTATTCTCGACCTCGTTGAGGAGATGAGAGTCTCCGATAGTTTCCTGTTCGCAGAATCGACCGGCTCGGGCGCATCGGGCGGGCAAGCGTCGAATGGCGCGGCGGGCAAGAAGCGGATACGCCGATCCGAGATTGGCAAGTATGTCTCCGAAGTCGCAAGCGGCGAGGTGGAGGTCGTTGACGGCTAAACAATAGCAGTATGCTCCACTAACAGTAACATCCCGCACCTCTGATCGCCGAGCGGCAGAGGTTGACGACCCCGAGGGTCTGGGAACCACCGTCAACCTTTTTCTCTTAAGGAGAACTGCCGTTATGGCGAACACACTAACCCCAATTATTGACAAACTGATCGCTCGCGGTCTGGCCGTACTGCGCGAAAACGCAGTCATGCCGCGCCTCGTCAACTCGACGTACAGCGCAACCGCTCGCGATAAAGGCGACACGATCACCGTGCCGATTGCTGCCGACATCACGGCCGCAAGCGTCTCGCCGAGCAATACCCTCGCCGCCGCTGGCGATACCACTCTGACGAGCAAGACGATCTCGCTCAACCAGTGGAAACACGCGGGGTTCTTTTTGACCGATCAGCAGATCACGCAGATCGATGTCGATACCATGAACACCCTCCAGGGTGATGAGGCCGTTCGCTCGCTCGCTAATAACGTCGATGCATATATCCTCGGCTTATATACGGGTATTTACTCGCAAGCTGGCACCGCAGGGACGACCCCATTCGCCTCTGATCTGACCGATTGGACGAGTGGCGCACGTTCCAAGCTCAACAACTTCAAGGCGTTGATGGATGACCGTGCGGTCGTCCTCGATGCGGATGCTGAAGGAAGTGCGATCGGCAACCGGGGCTTGCAAGATGCCTCCTGGCGCGGAACAACCGAGGGCATCGTTTTCGGTGACATCGGGTATGCGCTCGGTGCGAGTTGGCACTTGGATCAGAACGTCAAGACGCATACCAACAGTGGAGGCACCCCAGCCTCCTGGCTGGTCAATCAATCGGATTCGGCGGTTGGCGATACGACCGTGACCATCGATGGCGGCAGTATCGCCCCAGTTGAGGGCGACATCTTCACCGTCGCCGCTTCAACTCAGCAGTTCGTCGTTTCCTCGTATGCGTCGAATGTCATCACCTTCGCACCGGCATTGACGGCTGCACTGGCAGACAACTCGGCCTTGACCTTCGCCGCGTCTCATGTCGTCAACGTCGCGTTCCAACGCAACGCCTTCGGGTTCGCAATGGCACCCTTGATGGATGCCCGCTTGAACTCGGACTCGATGCAGCAGGTCACCGACGAAAAAACCGGATTGACCATGCGCCTGGAGGTATCTCGCCAGGAGAAGCAGTGGAAATTCGACTATGACGTCCTGTATGGCGCGACCCTGCTCCGTCCCGAAGCGGCTTGCCGCATCCTCGGGTAATTAACGGCATCGCTTGGCGCGGGTTTCGGCTCGCGCCAAGCATTACCGAGAAGGGGTGAATATGGTCGCAATACCAACAGTCAGGATCAAGGCGGGCAACGATTACGCCATCATCAACGAGTCGGATTTCGACCCCGCGACGATGGAGTTGTTTGATGCCGCGCCCAAACCGAAGGCGAAAGCCAAGGCGAAACCGAAACCGAAAGCCAAGAAATAATGGCGATCACTCTTTCAACAACGGGATACTGCGAGGCATCGGATGTTGCGTCGATGGTGCAGCAATTCACTATCGACACCAACTCCGATCCTTCGACCGCCGAAACCGAGGCGTGGATCTCTGAGGATTTCGGCGAGATCAATGCCGTATTGCGGGCGGCCGGATATGCCGCGCCTGTCGCCCAGGCGGGCGGCTCGCTCGGCGGCACCGTCCTCCTCAAGGACAAGGCGGCACTGATGAACTCGACCTTGTCGCTCAAAGCATCGAGCGGCAGCTTGACCGGGACCGTCCGCAGGGGTGATTTCTTCACCATCTCGGGCGACAACCAGCGGTACATGGCGACCCGCGACGACATCGTCAACTCAGACGGTGAGATCGTCGTCGCGATAGAGCCGTGGGTCGAGGTTGAGACGGTGGCGAGTACGGCAGTTACGTACACCGCCGCCGTGGATGCGGCGAAAATGCTTAAGGGGCTTAATGCGACGATGACCGCGATCCGCGTACAGCGGGCCGCATATAGCTCGTCAGGCACTTCGGTCGATGAGTTGGTGCAGCCGCTTATGTCCGAGCGGGATCGCATCATCGTGGGCTTGCAGGGGGGTTTATACGAC